CCAAATGTTTGTACTCCATCAACAGCAGTATCCAAATCTACAGCAATTTCGTTTATCTCCAAACGTTGCTGCTCAAGAGTGTGAGACTTTGGTACGTTACGTAGTGTCATTTGATTAGCTGCTTAAGGAGTGACTTAATTTCGGACATTTCTTCCTTCAAAGTATTTATTTCGCTTACTACATTTTTAAATTCATTGGAAAATGATTTGCGAGGTTTGCTGGTGCAAATAATTGCACCAGTTTCCATATCTCGCACAAATCCTTCTTGTCCTTCGACTTTTACATATTTCATATTAGAAGGATGCAACTGCTCTCATGTCTTGGATTTTAGGGACATATGCAGGATTATCAGACTTCATAACAATTTTAATTGCAAAAGAAGAGAAGTCGGGCAAATCTTCTTTACTGAACTTCAACTCTTGATAAGCAGCCTGGGATTCAAACTGACCCGAGATGCTATTTTCTGCTGTCGCAATAACATCATCATCGGAAGCACCGTTATTATTGAAGTATTCCCAGTTAAGGTCATCAAATTTTTGTTGGGATGCTTCAGGTTTAACTTTATATAGAACTTGCAAGTTGCTGACATCACTTACATTAACCGTGAGATTAACATTGATTCCAGAAGCAGGAGCGTTTAGAACAATTTCTCTAGTAACATACTTGGCAACACCAGAAGTATTTACAGATCCAGATTCATTAACATAATCAACACCTACTGTGTATGTCATAGATCTAATCTCTGCATACTTGGAAGTTTCAAACGAAGATCCATCAAAGTCAATAAGATCTCCTACTCTGAATACATCAGCAAGTTGCTCACTTGTGGTGCTATTTCTTGCGTAATCACTACCCAGTGTAATCTCACTGGTGTAATTGTTATTAATGGGATTCTTATCATTTTCAAGAGTCAGAGTTTTGGTCTTGCTATCCCAAACAACTACCTTACCGCTGATCTTGTTCTCATACTTATCTACTCTTTGTGCAGGATTGAATGCAGTTACTGTAGTTCCAGCAACAAAATTAGGATTCTGATCAAAGATACCGTCATTAGAAATAGTAACCGTAATGCCTTCTAGATCTCCACCAGCAGCAGACTGTGTGCTAAAGAACAATTGCTCGCCAATATCAAAGTTTACCGAGTTCTTAATCTTTATGTATACATCACTACCAATGACACGAAGAACTTCTGATTGTGCTCCTGATGTTACACCAGTAACATTTTGATTGATAACAATAGGAACTTCAGTTCCATTGTCCTCATTGCCACTAACAGTAAATTTATAGACAGGGAAGAGTTGAATCTGTTGATATCTCTTGCCATATCTGTCTTCACTACCAACTGCATTTTCAATTCTGTTAGTAATTGTTTTGACAGAAGCCGATCTCAAGTCAATGACAGGTGATAGATAAGACTGCTCTGAAGACAACTTAAGTTTGTATGCGAGAGAAGTGTCTAGATTATTCAAGCTTTCATTGATGGTAGAAGCAACAACCTTTTGATTCAAGAAATACTGCTCTTCGTTCAAGAAGGTAGTTTCAAAGTCAGAGATAGAATAAGAAGTAAAATTAGTAGTATTACTATCAACAGGAACAATATTAGTAGTTCTTACCATGCTGTCAATCTTTGTACCAGAAACTTGTAGGTATGGAATCTGTGCGTAGAGTTTCTCGTACTTTCTATTGTACGATGCTAGTACAGTTGAACCACCAAAGAATCCAGTGTCTGATGCTCTAGTAGGACCATAGATGTTATAAGAATCAATACCAACATTATATACCTGGAACAAAGATGATTCTACCGTGTTGGAATCATATCCAGCAAAATCTTCTAGACCTCTGAAGAATACTTTGGAGTCTCCACCAGTTTCAAACCCATGATCTCTATGGTATACCTTAATAACAGAACTGTTGTTTTTAAAGAGACTAGATGTTGCTGTGCTATTTGCAAGCGCATATGTCTCCATTGGATTGTTTTCTAGCTTTGTGTATCCAGGATCTTCGTTTTTAATTAGAATTTCTCCAGACCTGGAGTTATCAAATTCTGCTCTGTAAAGAGTAAACTTAATATCCTCAAATAGATCTTCAGTCCAGTTATCTACGTTTTGTGATTTGAATACAGAACCAAGTAACGGTTGTGCGTTAACAACGATACCAGAAGAGATATCAGTATCACCTAGTCTAGATGCCCATAGTTCGTATTCAATACTGTCACACTCAATGTTGAGTGCATATTCAGAATTGTTTTGTAGATATACTGGATACTCGAAGTTGAATCTAGTGGGAGTTGTAGATTGAATTGATCCTGCTTCATCAATGGCAATACCCATTCTGACTGCTGGTTCATCAATTTCAATTTCTGATTCAATTACAGCACCGTTGTTTCCAGCACCAGTTCCTCTAATAACAATAGATGGTGCTTCAGTATATCCTCTACCTGCTAGCGCAACTTCGCTAAAGAAGATTTGACCGCCAGAGACTTTAACAGATCCAGTAGCATTACTACCACCAGGTAGTTGAGGACTCTCTATAGTAATAGTTGCATTCTCATAACCAGACCCAAGATTGGTAATATTGAGTTTAGATACACGACCAGAGTCTTTTGCGATCTTTAAACCAATAGTAGCATTGTTTGCATTGTTGTATGTGGTTACAGAATTTAAGGTCAGATCTTCATTAGCAATAAAAGAACTACCATTATGGTTACTCAATATAAATGTATATACTTGCTCATTAGTGAGGAAGATATCGCCATTAGAAGAAGGAACAACTTCAAAGTTATTTCTATCCAAAATTTTAGCAATAGGACCAGATGCAAGGCTCTGTCTACCAGTTATTGACTCGTCCTTTTTAATAGTGATGTTTCCAGAAGAATATACCTTGATAAAAGTATCAGGATATAGAGTGGTTTGAGTTCCAGGTAAAATATACTTGCCAGGCTTGCCACTCTCTACATTAGTGACGTAGACTCTCAAAGGAATAGATGAACTCTTCTTATTGAAGAATAGATCAACACCAGTTGTAAACATACCACCTTCAAAGTTTTCCACAGAGAAAGTTTGTGCCATTGGATTTGGTCTTGCACTATTTTCTGTATTGCTATCAATAGTTTGAACGCCCTCATTTGCTTTGAAAATAGCAGGTGCTGTAGAGATGATGGATGCAGGTGCTTCTGGTAGAAGACCTGTAGCATAGAACTTAACTTCTGCGAAAGAATCTACAGTAGTGATATCAGAGTCACTAGAACTAGAAGTAAATCTAATTGTTTTTGCACCTGTAGAGAAATACAATTCTTCTGAAGTATCATCCATAATCACTGTATTGATATCACCTGTCCAAGAAGTATTTTCCTTTGGAGCATATCCTGATGGGACTAGAATAATTCCACTAGCATTACCATACTCATCGGTAGTAATATTGCTACTGAATACCGTTGGAGAGTTTCCTGCAATACCTGTAAATCTAGAGTCTGGATTAACCCACCGACCAATGTTTCTCTTCTCCATAAAGACACTCAACTGTGTCTTTGGCTTCATTCTTCTAATGATAAATTTGATTGGAATAGATCTAGCAAAGAACTTAAGAGCATTTGCTACATTAGTACCATTAATAGTTTTGTATCCTACACCCTTTGCAATCTCATTATTTTGCGGACTGATATTAGAAGAAGTTGATGTAGTCGCACTCTGTACAGTTGCCTCTGCAGTTCTAGTATTATTTTCGGCAAAACTCTTCAGGTTGTAGAATGACTTATCTACACCAACCCAGTTAATAATAAACGAGTTATAGATACTGGAGAATGCAACACGAACATCTTGCTTACCAAGGAATACGGAGAACAAATTAGTATTGTTATCTGTAACTAAAGGTGCCACAGTGTCATTGTACCACTGATCAACATTAGGATGAACTGCAGCATCACCAACATATTGTAGGACAACAAATGGGTTTGGATTTAAAGTTTTTGTAGCAAAATCATTATTCGCATAAGAAACATTAGAGAATGGTAGTGTTATAACACCATTAGAATTAGCATACCCAGCAATTCTTCTTTGATCTGATCTTGTATTAACTTCCTTCAGTGTAAAATTATCCTCTTTGGACTGTGGTCTCAATACAGATTGTTGTGCATCGATAGAACACAGATAATCAATAGATTTAACATTACCTACAGTATGAGTCTCGTAGTTATCAACTAGGAATCCACTCTTGGTCTTATCAATACCTAGAGTATCTTTAACTTGCATGTTAAGTGCTTGCTGCTCAAGAATACTCAACGTGGTGTAATATTCAAGACGCTCAATACGCTTCTCTAGTTTACCGATGTCACGCATCGTGAAACGACGGTTGTCAACAGGAGTGATTCTTACATCCTTACTTGACTTGGTGAAAGCAGGAATGAAAATGTAATAGAGAGGAATACCATCCTCAATGATTTCTGGCTTGCTTGGATTGAGTGATGAATTACCTTGCTTGATAATAAACTCACCCTTCTTATTCAAGAAAACACCATCAATTCTATCCAGATACTGTGATTCAGTAAAGGAAATAGTATATGGTAGAGATCTAGCAGAAGATGGTGTACTGGATACAGAACCACCTGCACCAATAAAGTTGATGTATTCTACTTGTGAGAGTAGTGAAGTATCTTGGAATCCAGTAATAATAGCAGTAGAGTCTACCTTCGGTCTGAAGTCAATGACGTTCTTCAAACTCAAGTTACCATGTACAACAGAGTTGAAATCAGGGATCTCATCTGCTACAACACCTGCCTCATGAATATATGAGTCAACTGTATAGAAGTCACCTTGAGAATGCTCGAAGTAATCAAATGCTACAACTACTTGTCCTGCAGGTGGAGTAAAACCAGGCTTTAGTACGATTCTAGACACATCATAGAATGTATCTCTTTGTCCATCATCAAAAGTAAATCTATCAGTTAGATCAGTACCAACAACCAGATTACCATTAACGTCAACTGTTGGAGGAGCAGATGTGGACCCTTCGTAAATGTATCTTACTTTAAATACATCAGAGTAAGATAGAATTTCACTGCTGTCACTATCGTAATCGAGACCACGTAGAGGCAATACCTGATCGCCAGCAGAGGTGATGACAATTCTCTTGTTTTTAACTGCTGTCTTGAGCTTGGGTCTACCTTTAGAAACTTCAATGGTAGCAGTCAACTTCAGTTTGGGGAAGTTAGTTACATTATTACCAAAATAGTTACCAGGGAAGGTAAGTGTGATACTACCAGAAGATAGACCAGATGTGGCGTCAGTAGTATTAAGGATGCTGACAAAATCTGGAGACACATAAACAACATCACCAGTTTCAACCAGATCAGAACCACCCTTGTCTAGAACAGTGATTAGGAAATCTTTTTCTGTGAAAGGAACAAATCTCTGTGTACCAAAATCTAATTGAGCAGCAAATGTAATGTTGCCACCATTGTCACTACCAGTAGTTACAAAATCTCTTCTGATGTAATAACTAATCTTGGTGTCTTCTGTGGACTTGACAAGACTACCAACTTCTTTACTACCAGTTGGGAACAGAAGTGTAGATGTGGTTCCATTTGTAATAATAGGACGCAATCTAACAACAGCTACTGATGTTACTGCATCAGGCAGGGCACTGTTGAAATAAATTCTGGACTTATCAGTTCCTTTTGGAATAGTTACTAGATCTACAACAAATTTGTTTAGTCTACCAGTATCATCATTAAATTGAATAACGTCACCTTGGACGAGCATGAGTGATGCATCTGCACCAAATCCATTGCACTCAATATATTTGTAACCTTTAGTTCCACTAAATGTGTATTGGGTTACCGCTTTTGTTTCGGAGAATTCTGTATCTTGAGTTTCGATATCAGCAGAGAACTTACTGGAAGATCCAAACTCTGAATATAGAGACTTAACATTCTGTGCTGTATAAGTCAGAACAGTGTTCTTGAATAGAACAGGAATAACATTAGTGACAATCGTACTAGTTCCTTCAATGTCAATAGTTGGAGGTGCAGAATATTCTGTCTGCAAAACATCTCTATTTAAAATTTCGATCTTGTAAAGTGTTCCTCCGTTGATGCCTACATTGACATCTTTAAGCTCAAAGCGAGTGCCATTGATAGAAACTCTAGAACCAGCAGTATATCCAGTTCCTTGTTTAGAAACAACAAAGTGAGAAATAGTATTTTCACCTGCAATACGTAGGAGATCTCCCTCTTCACTTGTAATTGTCTCACCAGGCAAGAAGGTCCCGTACAGAGTCTTAACGTAAAGACTCTTACCAAGAGACAAGAATCCATTTGCATTGCCTTCTACAACCCCATAGGCACCGCTGGTGGAACCTGTGATATATTTACCAGGTGCAAATCCGTTGCTAATAGTAGAATCTACAAGCAAACGAGTAAAGAATACTGGATTGAAATAGGATAGATTAAATTTACCATTGTAAATTGCTGTTCCATCAGCAAGTTTACCGCCAGAAATAACAATATCGGTGTCTGCATTAAATCCATCAGGTCTGCCAACTAGGCTGACATCTTTTGGTTTTGCTATACCAACCAAAGGTACAATAGTATTGCTATAGTCAACAATGTATCCCACATCATTGATCTCTTGCTGAACTTCTGCTAAAGACTTATAAAGGAATCTTCTTTTTGTGGTTACATTATCATCATACTCAAGGAAGAGATTATCTAGAAAATCTTTTCTACCAAGAACAGTTAATTGCAAATACTGTGCGTTAACATCTCCAACTTCTGGTCTGGTTACTTTTGCAAAAGAAAGAACTTTTACGGATTCGGTAGATGCTACACCATTACTAGAAGTTCTGGAAGAAACAAAATAGAGAGTTTTGATATCTGCCTTATCGGAAGGAGTATTTGGTTCAATACTCGACTCATTGATAAGACCTAAATCAATTGCTGCTTGTAAGTAGATAGTCTTGATAGCATCATCTTTTCCGTATCCAAGACCTCTTCTTTGGATAGTTTGGATGTAGTTAGTAGAAGACTCTAGATCATTACTACCATTGACTCCATCATTATATGTGGAGTTTAGGAAGATAGTTGGATATGCAGTTAGATCAGCACCTTCGGCATTAAGAGGAAGAGTGTTGAATACATTGGTAATAGTAAACGATGCGAGACCGTTCGACTTGATTGTTACATTGTCTCTAGAAAGCGTATCCCTCGCTTTATCAACGTCAATATACTTTGTTTCTTTGTTGACAATTTCAAAACCACGAACATATGCTTTACCAGGTCCGATGGTGGCAACCATCGTATCCGCTGCTTCAGAAGCACTCAATCCGTTAGGACCAATAAGTCCATTGACACCTGGTGCATATACACCGCGATTACCTGGTCTTTGATAAAACTCTCTGATATCAAAGTCAAACGAATCTACAACATAGTCACCAGACTCGTCATAAGTTCTTCTAGCAAGAGTATTCTCAAGCGTATTATATGCAGCTTGTCTTACCTGCTTTTGGATAACTCCATTCTTAATAGAAAGAAGTTGAATAAAATTCTTGTCTGTAGTTTCTTCAAAAGAATATCGTACTAGACCTAAACTAATTTTTAGACGATGTGCTCCAGGAGCAGCATAGTTGGAAGATCCAAATGCATTATCATATAGTGTGGGATCTTCTTCTGGAGTTACTAGAGTTTCTGTAACCTTAAAACCAACTTTTACAGAAGGATTGTCACTATAACCATCAACAACAATTAAATCAGCAGAATTTCTTACAAAATATCCATTAACAAAATATACGCCTTCTTCTACTTGCACAGCAGAAGCAAATCCCATGGCACCACTTTCTACAAATGTAGTAACTTGTGTGTCTGGGTCAGTTACTGCAACACTAGTAGGTAGAACAGACCCGTCAGTACCAACAACAAGAAGAGGGCTGTTAATGCCATCGACAACTTCGAGTGTTTCTCCTTGACGGAACCTTTCTTCGTTTCCTCCATCACCAGCATTTAAATATTTTACGTAAAGAGTATCGGCATTATTATCGGTTGCACTTACAATAGATTGTACAAGAGCAACAACACCAGAAGATAATCCATTGATCTTTTGACCAATTAGATTATTGATATCATATTTTTGGTAAATGATTTCATCATCTACACTTACAGCGACTTCAGAAACAGACGATAGTTTTACAAAGTCAAGTTTTTTATTCAGACCAACTTCACCAGGGACAACTAAATCGCCCTGTTTAAAAGAATATTTACCATAACTTTCAATCTGATTCTGTAGGATCGACTGGGTAGTATTCAGCTCCCTCCCTTGAACAGGATAGGAAGGTCTGAATAATACCTTATAGAAGTCGTTCCCAGAATCGTAGTCGTCAAAATATGGTGCGGCTTTAAGATTAGTCTTCTGTGGCATTGTATTAAACTACCGTCTTGTTTTCGTTTATAATCAGAATTCGATGACTAACTTGATATCCTCAATTTGGTCAGCTGCTCTGGTGATTAGTCTTCTGTTCTCTATGTATATGAGGTCTCCCGAGTTGTTTTCAATCTCTGGAGATGCAAGACCATCAGTAAAGATAGCACCCACCAATTGAGTTCCATCTGCCAAGGCAACTTCAACTGTTCCTTGTGAAGCAGAAGCAGCACCAGTGATTGCATTGGCAGCATCAGATGCGAAGTCTCTTACGATTCCATTGCCATCTTGATGGTACTCTGGACTCTGGATGTACTTCAGAACACCGCTACCAGGTGTTCCAGGCGTGGGAGTAGGAGAACCAGCATCTAGGGTCCAAGAGACTACAGTGCCCTTTGCAGTGCCTCCAGTAACGGTCTGTGAGATCATCTCGTCAGGAGTGAAGTTTCCAGTTGCTCCAGTCAATTTAACTGACTTTAGACCAGAAAGAGTATCTGCTGTAGCGAAGGTAGTTGTACCGTACTCAAGAGGGTCCTTGATAATACCGATACGACGGAAGTCGTTATCTACAGGGAAGTCACCAGCGTTCTCAACAAAGGTGAGACGAATGTTCGTCATAACACGCTTTGTGTTAAGTTCAGTTTCAAAGTCAGATCCGTGACCACCTTGAGGAGGAAGAATAACTTCTAGTGCTGCAGCCGAAGTTGCTGCTACTGCTTGTGATACAGTAAGTGCTGTATCCGTAAACAAACCAATTGCTTCCGTGCTACCAGAAACTCCAGAAGGAACACCAGTTACAACTGGAACAGATGCATAAGTGTAACCAGATCCTGCTACTTCAAGTTCTGCAGCAGAAATAGCGCCAGCAGCAACTGTTAGTTTGACAACACCACCAGAACCGTCTCCCATGATAGGAGCATAGAAAGTACCGTTGGTAAGACCTGTGCCAGCATCTTTGATAAGAGCGACGTTAATAGAACCAGCAACAGCAGCAGTTTCAGTTGCAACTCTAGATGTTTCTCCTGCTGCAGCAATAGGCATGAAGTCAGAAGAAAGGAATGCTAGTACATCATCGGTAGGCATGGTATACATGTACTTCCAGATGTAAGAAGCATCAGGAGCAGTAAAGATTCCAGCAGCATATGTACCTAGACCTGCTGAAGGATTGGTCTTGGGTTCATGAACTACGTTAACACCAGATGGGTTAGCGATGCTTTCACCATTATAAAGGCACTTGAATACTTCATAGTTCTGGTTCATTACATAGAACTTTGAAGAACCAATGCCAGTTGCACCCGTAGCAGTAGAAACACCAATCTGTCCACCACCAGCTGGGGTAGCGGAATAATTTGGTTTCCACATGTCAAACTTGGGATTGTTTGCTGTATCCCAGTTGTATCTTCTTACAACAGATCTTGCATAAGAAGAAGTAATTCTTTTTGCAGCAATAATGTCGTCGTAAACGCTAAATTTCTCGGTTTGGTTGTCAAGAGGTACAGGAGGAACATTCTCTGTAGAATATCTGTAGACACCTGACGTTGCGGTAACACCCGTATCTGCCGAACCATCAGACTCTTTTAGTGCTGATCCCAAAGCAGGAGCAGCAGTTGGAAGAGGACCAACCGATTGAATGAGAAGACTATTAGGACAAACCTTTGCGATAGTGCCCTTGAATGTAGCACTGCCTAAAGCAGCACCAACATATACTTGATTACCAGCGGTAAAAGTCCCGCCATCTGTAGCATAAACTTCTAAATACGAATCCCATGCTTGGGGTCGGCCAACAAAGAAGTACATGCGACTTCTGTCAGCACCAGTATCACTAGCGCCTTCTGTTAAAGACTCTAGGAACTGCTTCGCATTAAAAATTCTGAACTTTTCCGAGATAATAGCAGCCATTGAAAATAAGAGATACGGGTTGGATTTCTGTGTTATTTATATTTATACGGTGTTTTTAGAGAGTTGTCTCTAGACCGATAGTCCTAATGTATGTACCAGCAATATGTGTTTCTGCTGTTGTGTTATTAACACCTCTTGTAACGCCAATCAAACGATCAGATAATTTAGATGTATAAGTTACAAGTTCTTTACCGACAAGTAATCTACCACTATCAGGGAAATTAGTGGTATCTGGAATATAGATGACAACAGAAGATGCAGTCAACGGCGCATCTAGATAAGACATCAACTCTTGGATAGATGGAATTCCAGGATTAAATAGAGTTCCATTAGTTGTTAATGATGTATCATTCAATGACATGTTTTCCATCCAAGTATCAACACCTTCGCTGATACCATTGAATTGTGTATATGTCAATTCAAGTTTCTCAAGAGTAATACCCGATACATTTGCATAACCAACATCTAGGTACAAGTAATCTATAAAGGAAGCTACAGTACCTCCCAAT